GGGACATTTATTAAATGAAAATAACATTATTAAAATAAATAAATTTTATAAAAATGACCCTAAAAGTAATGATATGAAAAAAGAAAATGTTAAACTAATTAAACTTTTAAATAACGAAGTTAAAAAAGTAGCTACTGTTTTCAATGATAAATTTAGTAACAAACCAAATATGGGTAGTGATGAACCATTCAATGGTGCGATTGGTAAAGTAGATGGAGCTACAGTAGCTGTAGATTTTGCAGGTGATGGAGGGCCTTACAGTGGGCCATCAATTACCTCTTCACCACTTGATATAAATTATAGATTAAAAGGTAATGAATCTATAAAAGATATAGCCAAATTAATAGTAAAATTAATAAAGGATAATAAGTAAGAGATTAATAAAATGAAAAAGCCATTACGAGAAACATTGAAAAGAATAGGTGGCGGACATTTG